GCGGGAATCATAATTGGCGCTGGTTTCTTTGTAGCCATGTATTTCCTTTATTGCGTTATTAAATGGGGCTACCTATGCAAACGGGGGTAGCCGCTCCGTGTTCTTTCGATTAACTTGCACTGATCTGAACAAACCTTAATCCCAAGGATTCTTCTTTTTACCTTCCTTAGCTTCTGCCTTTGGTTTAGCTTTGTCCAAGTCATCATCTTCTAAATCTAACAACGATGGCTCTTTTGCTTTAGGCTTTGCTGCGGGAGCTGAATCCTTTGAAACATAACCGACAATCTTGTTACGGTCAGAGTAACCATTTGTACCCTTTTCAATATCAAGAACTGCCGTAAAACTACGCTCAAGCAATTCATCAACCGAGGTAGCATTAGGCTTACCGCAGGCACGTGCCCATGCTGAAACCTGCTCACGCCCGATGCGTTGTGCTTTTTCTGAATCATTGTGAATATTGTAGTTATTCCAAATCTTACGGTTAGCGTATTGACCCTTGACTACCTCAAAGGTCGCGGCAATCATTTGACCGCCCTTTTGAGTAGTTTTCTCTTCTGCCTCGGTACACTTGAGTTCGTACTCACCCTTTGGCAACGGCTCAAAACTACGTTCTTCTGACTCATACTCATTTAAATCAAATCCAAATTTACTCATGTTTATTACTCCTTTATGGTTATTAAGATACTACAGGTATATTTTTAGAGATTTCTTCAATGGTCATCTCAAATGAATCAGGGCATGCGTAACGATTCTTCGCAATGTAGGCTGGACTTTCAGTTACGTGCAATAAGCGTTCACCAGTTGTAATACCACGGTTTACCGTATTATTAAAACCGACGTCTGCTTTTTTGACAATAACCTTGAAGCCTGCATACGCCACTACGTCACACCATTCCTGCAACAATGCATTACAGCGGTTAGGTAACTTAGGGACAAATCTATCATACGGCTCGGTCAATGGGTTCTCATAACGAACTACAGAGGCATGAGCGAGCAGGACAATATTCATATCCTTTTTGCGACGTAATGCATCAAGACCTTGAAGGATTTCACGGAACTCTTCAGCTACGTACACTTGATTCTTACCGTATCCTAGGTCTTTAGCATCATACGATGCCTCAACATTTTTAGAAATTAAAGGTTCAACTAGCCAATCCACAGAGTCAATAACTAGTGTTTTGAATTTGTGATCCTCTTTGAGCAACGTCTTGATTGCCTCAACTACGTCACCAATTTCAGCGGCGCGAGGGAATGAAGTTACGTCAAGAGAATCAATACCGTCCTCAGTATTAACAAAAATCGGGGCTGGAAATTGAGCCGCAATTGTGCTTTTTCCTATGCCATGGTTTCCGTAAATGCAGATTCGCGGAGGTAATTCTTGCTTTCCCTTTACAAGGGTATCCATAAAACTCATGTTTATTTCCTTTATTAAAAGTTTAAATACACGGGAAAATACTGAAAGGTTCGGCTGTCAAACTGCAACAACTTAATTTCATTCCCAGGATTATTTTGCGCCAATACTCCGACGCATACTGCTGACAACTTAGGATCTCCAATCATACAAAGGTAATCACCTTCTTGAAAATCTTTTAAAACATCTCGGGCATACGCTACGGGGTCATCATACTGAACGTCAGTAAAGACGTGTTCAATTTCCCCAAAGCGTGCTGCATCCTTGATAGTTTTACGTTGGGTGTTGTCTACTACCCAAACTACTGCTGGCTCTAGATTTAATTCATCTTGCATTTTTTCCTTTCCTATTATTTCGTTTATATCCAAATTATAGCTCATAAAAACCTTTCCGCTCCAATATCTTTAATTACCTTCATAATCTCTTTATAATACCAATCGTAATCTAGGTCAGAAGGAATTGAGGTCGGCAGGGTCATGCACTCCCTAGCTCCGTCAGTCTTTGCTACTTTATTCCCGTTTGATGCATAGGTTAGCGGCGGTAACTGTTCCCGTGTTTGATACCACCTCACAGTTTTACCGAGGTATTTATCACCCTGCACTCCGCCGCCAGTTACTGAGCGCACACTGATAAAGTCTGTTAACGGTGAATTCATTACCGTGTCTTTAAACTTTGTACCGTAGGCGAGCCAAAGTCCCACTGCCTTTGAGACTACGGGCGCGGTTGGGTTCTTACTGAGCGTCGGTGCGCTGTAGATACCTTTGATTTTGACTGAGCGATCCTGCTTTACGGCAAAGTAATTATTCACGTCTTTCAAAGCTATTACTCGGTAGGGAGTGTCCTCAAATATAAAACCTGTGAGTTCACTGAACTCCTTAACTATATTGTGAACCTTTGTGACTTCTTTACGGCGATGCCTGAGCATGATGCCGTCTGTATTAGCGGACACAACCTGAATGTCATTGTCCTCTAAAGTTTCAATCAACATCAAGAGAGTCAACTGCCCTGTCAAGGTGATATTAATCATCACGTCAGGAGAGTAAAGCGCGGAATACTTACTCGCTGTTTTACCGAATGTTCCATTCAATGCAATCCGTAATGAGTCGGCAATCACCATGTTCTTTTGACGCTTACCTTCTAATCGTCTCTCGAACACTTTGCGATATTCATCAATAAAGGTTGTACCAGTATTAACAGGTATAAGGTTGCAATTAAGCAAAATGCTAGGGTAATAACTAGCAACATCGTAATCAACAATTTGATACTCATCATCAGTAACATAGCAAACCTTTCTGTCGTGTTGAGAGTGAAGTCCACCGACTCCCATTTGATAAATACCTTTATTTATCGCTATCAAATTTTCTTTTAAGAAAGCAGGTAGTATAACATGACCCGTATATTGATTAACTTCATATACGTGATCTGCCATTCTATGCATCAATATTTGCAGGTCATTAGATTTAAAGTTAATAAAGTCAGGTGCTATGTACCTTACGCTTTCAGGAATGTTTACCTTCCCACGCTTTAAACCTAGCCTCTTTACAAACATCTGCTCAGCTACTTGAGAGTCAGACTTAGAACGCGCATCAAAGCCATACTCCTTACTAATTTCAACTCTAAGCTGGAGTTGCCCTTGCAGTTTATTATAAAGAGTCTCAGTGGTGTCGAGGTCATTCTTGCAGTAATCCCAAACCATTGGTCTGTCGTTGTATGCTACTTCCTCAGAATGATGAAACGGTAGGTCTTGAACTACAGGCATGTTCATACGTGCACCGTAAGTCTTTAGGCTTACAAAACTCGGGGCGACTTCAATCAAGTCAATGTGGTCAATCATCGGTATTTTGAACCTAAATTGTTTTTCAGCATCCCAAGGCATCAAGTTTTGATTGATAATGATATCCCCAAAGCCTTTCGTTTCAGAAAATGAATGACCAGACAGGAAGTAACTAATCACAGGCATATCGTATCTTGCACCGTTGAAACTAATGAATGTATTCTTTGATTTAAAAAGAGACTTAATCTTCTCCCGAGCGTCTTCCTCATCTCCCCAGATGCCGAAGTATTCGCCCGTCTCAATAATCTTACCCATTAGTAAAAACATATTTGGAGCGACTTCAATATCGAACACAATAGTAGCCATTAGTCCTGATTCACGTAGCGTTCGGTTGGACCACCATCAAGAGCCTGAGTAGGAAACTCTAACTCTTTGAGCTTTTCAATAAAATGAATTGCCTTCTCTAAATCTTCTTTTCCGTTCTTGAGGTGAAAGCGTTCAAGATACTTTGTAGCGCAACCGACAAAGTAACCCCTGCCGTATAGGCGATAGATTCTATCCCAATGTTGCTCACCGTTTGTCTTATAATGCTGCCCGCCTACCTGCTTATCATTTGCTTTCATGATTTCCTTATTTGTTTTATTGATGATATCTTCTAAACTGTCAACCCACTCGCTATGTGTTAAAGGTCTGCTCATTTACCTTTCCATTCTGGATAATCTTCCTCAACTGATTGCACAAAACTCTTAGCTTCAAAATATTTCTTTGACATTTCTCTTCTGTTTACTATTTCTTTCAAACGACTTATAATCCGTTCAGCACCAGGATAAGTTTGTTTTTCAATTGCTTGAGGCTCAAGAAACAACATCAATGCTTCAATATCAGATGCTAACCTATTTATGTAGCTTACGTCAATTTCAATTTTCATTTCTTTTTCTCCCTGTTCATGATGTACTGCTGAGTTGCTAACTTCCAGTCAGAAGCTAAAATCTTATTCGCCCAACCTGTGCCGTCACTAATCTTGTTTTTACGGTCATGTGCGACCATAGCCATAGGGTGCGCAGTGAATTCAAAGAAAGGATTAACATACCTATTGTTTCCGAATGGGTCATTACAAAACACTTCACATTCATGCAGGAACAATTCAGGGCTGCCGTAATAGAGTTCAGAAGGTTTTACTAACCCGTTTGAGTAGGCATCAAATACTTCAGAACTCGGAGGGGATTCTACATACGGCTGAGCATTGTAGAGTTCAGTATACAGGTGCAAATTGTTTGACACAGTGAAGTATTGACCTACTGGAACCTCTAGAGCTACTGCTACGAACTCTTGAATAATAGAAAAGTGAACAGGATTAGCCCCGCAATATCCCCACCAGAAATCATTAGAGCGATTGAAGATTGTGATATCAAGACAACCATTTACAATCGCAAATATCAGTTGAGTATTGCAGGCTTTATCTTTTGTAGCCTTATTGAAATCAGAAGTCTCCCAGAGCTGAATAACCGCTTGACGTGAGTTAGGGTCATTTTTGAGATGCTTGATAACTTCTTTGAGTTGATCAAACCCAAAGTGGTGACGCATTCTGTTTCCATACGCCGCGTTGAACTTAAAACCGTCATCAGAAAATTGACCAATTGTAGAGTTAAATTGCTTCAAAAAGGCTACGTCATTACGCCCCGCAAGCATCCAGATTGATTCCATAAGATGAAAGATTGGATTAGCGTCCCGTTTATCAAAAAACAATACTCGCTCAGTCGGCTCAATAATAGTCGTGAGTACGGGTTCATCAATACGGATTGCTGGTCCGTTACGAGTATTAACCTTTACGCCTGACGTTTTGAAGCGCCAGAGCATGTCAGTGAACAATTCATTAATATTTATCGCTTTGATTTCCACTTTATTTTCCTTTCATTTTAGTTAATCTTCCAAAGATGAAACCTGCTTCCAATTCACCTTGAATTTTCACTTTCTTTTCCATATTACCGTTATTAATCCATCTACTGCCGTAACAATGATGGTTTTTCCCTTTTACACCATACAACCCATTTTTACAACCAAACACTGGGCTATTTTCACCTCTTTTACCGTACATAGGATGTTTAAAACCTAATTTAGATTCAGACATTTTACGCTTTACTTCTTCAGTTCTCTTTTTACCTATGTTAGCTAGTCTAGCTTTCTCTATGCTTTCTGGAGTATTGTTTAAAGAACCCCTTCTAACACCGTGTTTACGCATCACTTCTTTTAATTCAGAAGATTTCATTGGATGATTTTTAGAATATTGTTTTCTAATCCAACTGTACGCTTTATTTGACCTTATATTATCTTTCTTAGAACACGTCATAGCCCAAGCCGCATAAACCAGCTTAGGATTGCCAGGATTCATCTTAACTAATAACTGATGGGCCACATAATGTGCTTCTGCGCTTAAATAAATCAAATTACTTTCGTCATCAGAACCGCCTAAACACCGAGGAACAATATGATGCCTCTCAGAGTAGCCGTTAGGCTTACTCTTTAATCCATGTTTCTCAATTAAAAGGTTATAATGGCGTTGATAATTCATTAGAATTCAATAGTCGGCTTGTAGTTTTGACGAGGTTTACCCTCTCCTGTTTTTACTCTTTGATACTTATCAAACTCACACATAATGTTTTGACAATCATGCAGGGTTAAATCTTTAAAGGATTGATTTGAACCTATTACAGCCTCACGAACTTCAATCAATTCTTGATTAAATTGCTTCTCAGTAGTGGTCTTGAGCAGCTTGCGTTCATGTAACCTATTTAGACCACGCTGACTTCCTGGACCCATTGGTGCCCATGAGTANAGATCGATAGCATTGTCAAGTTGACCGCGTAGGTAAGTCAAATCTGCACTCACTTGCCCCGCTATAAAGGTTTGAATCCCGAAAGATTCTGCGAGTTGATTTGTAGTGTGTTTGATTGAACCTGAAGCTACTGCACCGCGCATCTTACTCGCCATGTTAATTGTCGGTTTGATAATATACTCACAAAGATTAACTGACTTTGTATTACCCTTGACCATTGTAGGATAAACAATATAAGCCGAGCTATATAACTTTTCTTTACGTGCTTCTAATTCATGCATAGATTCAAGAAACAAATAAGCATTAAAGTCTTCAGCGCGGCGCGGTATTACTAAATTATCCATCAAATGCAAAAGAGTCGGTGGCCAATTAATCAAACGAGCGAGAAGGGCGCGAAACCATACATCACCAGAAACATTCCTATAATAATTACTGATTAACCATTGACTAACTCGGTCATCCCTGCGGCGTACATTGCAGAAACGATACTT